TGGATCAAGAACACGCACTTCAGGATCCAAGGGAGGCGGGTAGGAGCTGGGAAGAATGAAATGCTCCACCTTGACCGTAAGGTCAGGGTGATCGTCTTCCCAAGTCCCAGTCGAGAGAGGCAAAAGGGGAGAATTGGCCTTCCACCACTCGTAGAGAGGAGCAATCCAGGTCCAGGCCCAGGAGGCTCGGACACCGATTCGCAACTTCGAAAAGTGGGGAGCAACCTCCTCCTTGATAGGTCGAATGCGGCTAGAAGGCGGGGGTAGACAAACACCCTCGGCCATCCTAACCCCTAACCGCATGATCTCCCTCTTCTGGAACTCGTAAAGCCGAAGGTGACTTTCAGGGGGCCGAAAACTTGACAAGATGACAGGCCACGCCCTAGTAACACCCTCGACTACCAGCTCCCCCCGCGGAGCGAGAAGTGACAGCCGAAACCACTTCTCGCGGAGGAGGTTCCGCACGATCCTCGAAGGGACAGACGACAACGTAACCCCGGCTAGGCGAATCGAATGCCTCATCTGAATGATGGCCCAACGAAGGGCACCGGGGGACAAAGTCGAGAGTCCCTGGATCAGCCGAGAAAGAACGCACCCTGGCTCGAGGCCAGGAAGAAGACCGGACAGAACAGGTTTCCGGAGAGGCTTAACCGCCCACCTGTTCTCGCCGCGAAGACGTCTAAATCGAAAAGTCCTAGAGTTCAACTCCAGGTAGACGTCCGAGACTCCAGTCTTCTTCTGGTTAACCCGGAAACCAAAATGGGATGTAACGGACACCCAATCATCGTAGAAGGACGAATCGCCCGCAAAGGCGATGTCGTCCCCGTTGATCAGGGCATTATCCCATCTGGCCTCCCCAGACCTCTTTCGCCTAAGATCGGCACAGATGTCGTAGCAGACCTTGTTCAAAAGGCACAAGACCACAAACGACACCTTGTTTCCCATCATGGATCCCCGACGAATCGGGTACTTATGTCCATTGCGCGACGTCCATGCGAGATTCTTAGGATCGAACGAGCCCTTCAGAAGGGTGCGTTCCAACGGGGAAAGGTGGGGAGACTCAGCGAGAGTGTCTATGATGGTTTGCACCGACTCCAAATAGATGTTGTCGGTGGCGGCCTCATAATCGCCACTAATGACACTCTCGCCAGGCCTGATGCTGCGAAGAACATGGAAAACGTGCTCTCGACTTACCTCTCCTCTCACAATCCACTTCGACGCGGATATGTGATCGTAGAGGCAAGAATGAACCGGATCGAGAACCCTCTTCACAGCTCCCTTCTGCATAGTCACCACTCTGTACTTGCCCTTGGTCTTGGCCACTCCAAGCCTCAGCTTGTAAGTGTCTCGACCCCAGAGTTGACCCGGTGGTATGCCCAAGTTCCCACCTTCCCCAACCTCCCTATCGGCACAGCCGTTCTGGTCCGGAACCAGAACAGCCGTCCGATACCTCTCCAATTTCCTCCCCCAATGAGGGCCGACCAGTTGTCTCGTACGTCGGGCCAACTCCCTCAGAGGCTCACTACTCCAGCTGGCAGGAGTCGCAGGATTGAAGCCAGGATCCGCAGCGACCTTAAGTCGCCAGGCCTGTCGAGCTTCATTGGCAAAGAGCTTATCACAAGGGGAACAAGGCACGTCGAAGAACCGGTCACAGCTCTTCCACATACTTCTTTCGACGCGGGCGTCGTCACCCTCCAACAAGCTGCCAGTCTTCCTACTGGCTAACTCCGCCCTCAGGGCAGAGCAATTGGCGCCGTGAAAACGACGTGTCTGGCGCGAACCCTCCGTGTAAACGGGGAAGGTTCGAGTGACCAGCCCAACTGCTCTGTTGAGAGCTTGTCTGATCGACCGTGCTGCAGGACAGCCGGCGCAGACATCCTTGTTCGCGTTCAACGCGGGCATAGGAGACCCTCTTCTGGAAAGAGGTCCGGGGACAAACATCC